TCTTCACACGACTCGTATTCAAGGTCCCACTAGGCTTTGTCCAATTAGATGTATCCAAAGCGAAGCTATAAATCCCCAACCCTGGTGGAAATACGCCCGTGGCGTATCTCCAAGAGGAGAGCTCATTGAAATATTGTAATGGTTTAGGCTCTTGGATTTCATTACCATCACATAAGACACGCATTTGCCTAATAATATCCCGCTGTATTCCTATACCATTGAGACCAGATGATCCCAGCATTGATGGTATTGCTGTTGCAGTAGGGATAAATGGCGCATTCGGATACAGCCACCAATTCGTGTAATTTATCCATCTATTCAAGTACTGGGTTGAATCACTGCGTCTGGGTAATACAATTAGACGTGGCACAGGATTATGCGTAAATAACTCAAATAACTGTCTAGAAGACACTCCAGGAAATTCATACTTAGTAACCTGCCTTACGATATAGTTTAGTGGTTTCGTCGCAAATGTCAGACGCTCATCATCTGTTAAGAACACCTGGGTGGCCTGTAAGCGTGGATTTAGAGGCCATGTGTTTAGAGTAGGTACCGTATAGCCTGCATCAGTTAGATACTGACGAATATAGACACCATCTTCCGTATTCGTAGTATAAGTTATATTACCAGATTCAATATCAGTTACTCTAGAGGCAACCTTAACTTCAGGACGTACTCTATATCCAGAAGGATCTAGAATCGTATATAAATCTTGAATAGGCCTCAGCGTGAGTTGCACACTACATTCATGATACTGCAAAGCAATAAGAGGTAAGGCTAAATTTGGATTCTTTGTAAACCAGAATGATAGAGGTATAGTTATATCACGACCAGGAATAGATGGAAAGTTGTTTTGTGGACCTATAACAGTAGGATCAGGATATACATTGGGGTATAAGCCATTTGTACGACGAGTACCACTACCAACGATACCAGAATATTGGCCGTTTGCCGGATCATATACTTCTGGCACATCGCCAATAAGAGCTCTCCATTTATTGAATTCAGTTTCATCTTGGTCAGTCAGTGCCGTAGAAATAATATAATCACTATCAAACTGCTGAACTTGAGTTCCGCCTACTAAAAAGCTCGCATTCTGAATAATCTGAGCACCAATATATCTGACCCACTGAAACTGAAATTGCGACCTACCTGAAATAGTCGTGTACTTACTGTAGATATCTGGTAATGAAAACGTGAAATAGAGATCTGCGAGAAGATCACCAATACGCTGTATTTTCGCAGTCAATTGAATTGGCTGATTGAAGAATAATTCCTGAGGGCCATCCATAGGGATTGTTACAGATTCAAATGCAAAATGGCTATATTTCTTCATCATAGTATAGAAATACGTGAAATCAGGGTTTCCACTCAGAATAACATTTTGGGAGCCGTAGGCAACTAAAATGTATAAACCGCCACCTGCCATGGTAACTCTTCTTGCTAGTGTGAAACAAGATGAGATAACATTTAGACCGCCAGGAGTATTTGCCGGATGAATTAGACTTAGGGATTTTGAGTAACTGCGTCATTTGCCCACCAGGAATCAGCCAGATATGGTGACATACTCTGCTGATTGTTAGCTGCCATAACTGGAGAAGGTCCCGCATTCATCAATGAATTGATTTCACTGTATGACAGAGCATAGCTGAAATAATAGACTGAACTTGCCATACCCATTGCCGTACCGTTAAAGTTTAAGCTTGGCAGTGCTGGCTGGTCACCAGTAAAATCAGGGTCAGTTGCAAGTGATACAGTATTTGCAGAAGTTATAGTTAGTTTTCTAGTATTAAATAAGTAGACATTGCCATAATTCTGGTAAGGAGGAGTTGATTTAGAATGAGTCATTTTCTGTTTTAAGCTTCCGTTGATATAGACGTAGAGTACATTACCCTTGCAAGATACAACTAGATGAAACCACTTGTCAACCGGGATATTTTCTACCTCAGTATAATTATTCCAAGAATCATATGAATTCATATAGACACGAATGGCATTCTTATGTCCCCAACAGAAGATACCAGGTCCAAGTAAGGGGTAGGGCTGACTGTAACCCTTGTGCATAATGTGATATAATTTTTTATCACCATTAGCAAATGTTGCACTGCTGATATTAACAAACATGGAATAACTGAATTCTACGCCGGAGCGTTCATTATCTGAGAAATACACAGTCTGTGATTTAGGATTAGATGGGTCCTGTAGTGCAGTAAACATCTTTGTACCAGCAGTATACGTGTCGGGAAACAGTTCTACACGTTTCTGCCACAGAGAATTAAATGTCTTATAAAAATACTCGGCCATTCCCATACCAACATAAAATAACAGAACTATTGCTAAACCAGTAAGGATTTCTCTTATTGGATCAGGCCCTCCACTAGCACCAGCGGAAGAATTGGGCATCAGTGCTTGCATTCTCTTACTATCTGCACTTATTAGAAAAAAGTTAACTAAAACAATAAAGTATCAATAGGTACTTTATTATTATAGTTTTTATGGTGCATACTTAGTTGCTCACAGTTGCAATATTATTGCCATTCTTTGAAATACTAAAAGTATACTGACTGATATCAAAGTAGCTCTTAATCTTTGTCCAGAGGGAAGTATCAAGAGGACCATTCATGTAGTTCCTGTAGACCTGGTCCGGAGAATATGCAAAGTTTGCAGCTCTGGTTGTTCCGATTAAACCACCAAATCCGTAGGGGCCTCCAAGAATTATAGTAGGCTTATCACCATCTACCTTGAACATAGCAGGAAGCACACAGCTACGGGTCATCTTACCATCAATATATACGTCCTGAGTACGACCACTCAAGACCACTGTGATGTTAACCCAGCGCTGCAAATCAACAGACTCAATATCGCAAATTTTAAAGTCGCCTGCACAATCATTATATGTAGATCCACATGAAACTGCCTCGGGACTACTGGCAGGTCTAATCTTTGCCATCTCAGTAGCGTTAATTTTATTGGTATCGCTAGTGCTTGTACGAATTCCGATTTTAGGAGTATTTTGACCCAGGTATAAAACAGTAGTAAAGAATGTAGTATTTGCGCCACCTCCACCACTCAGAGTTAAAAATGGTTTGTTATAACCAGTATTCACAGTCCAATTAGTGATATAAATCCAGGTGCTGAAAGAGTATTCACCACCCTCAAATAGCATTGGAATATAACTATTTGCAGGTGAATATGAAGTCACATTAGTGGTATTAGCTGGTAATCCATCCTTTGGGCTTGTGTAAAGAACCACATCAGTCAACTCACCCGTGCCGTTGAGCCATCTGTAGAAATAGTATAGAGCTAGACCTATCAAGGCAAAAATCGCAACTTTGTAAACAATGCCTCCACTATCCATTTAATTCTAATAGCTCTTAATATTAATTTTATACTACTCAGATATTATATGCAATAAAAAAGGTCTAACTATACATACTCGTCCATTGATACATCGGGGGAGGCATTTTATTAGATGATGTGTTGCAATTACCACCGGGACACATAAAAAATGATATTATATTTGGAAAACCTTCTAATGAAAATGTTGGAATGGATGATAGATCACTTGATAAATATGGTTTATTATTCATATCAGTAGTATCCTTCATTAAATTTTGTATATCATCAACCTGCATTGCATAGGGTGCTAGACTAATAAGTGCAATAGTACCTCCTAATCTAGAATCTCCAACCCTTATGGGCTGAGTATTATCATACTCAGGCATTGCCGTACAGGTATGAGACACAGATAAAACGCCATTCACATAAATATTGAATATACGTCCCTGTTTTACTATTGCAATACAGTTCCATGATTGAAGTTTCAACATTTCTATGTCTACCACATCAGGACTAGTTTGACCATGAATATCTATTTTTAGAATTGCAGGCGCCATCATTTCTGACCGACCTGCGTCGGGTGCAATTAAAATTTGTAATGATTGTTTATTACCAATATTTATTGCCGTAGCATATTCATTACCTACTACCGTCGTACGATCGTTAATTAGAGGTAAAAGATAAAATATCAGTGTTGACCCTGCAGGATTGTTCCAATTATTAGTTAGGTCAACATTATTACCCACTTGTGCAGGTTTTGACAGTGTTATTTTTTCAGGGCCTAATCTATTTGGGCGACTTGGTAAGGTGTACATACTTACACCAGTATAGACGCAATATGTTAGGATTAAAATTGCTGCTAGGAACCAGTATAAGCGCATCTATTAGCTCTTACTATTTACTTCAAATTTAATCTAAAGTAAATAATAGGCATTCATTTTAATGTATTCGTATAATTACCACAATGAACTCCACCAATCACTTACTCCATTAAGGCTGGAAGAATTTGCATTTTTAGGATGAAAGGTTCTTATATCTGTCAAATCGCTCATACGTGCCTGCATCTCATTAGGCATTACCGCATAGGGCAATAAGGTCAAGTTCATCACTTGAATTCCAGTTGATAGGAGCTTACCTCCAGCACGTGCGGCAGTCAATGCCGTTTGTGCTGCAGTCAATGCCGTCTGGGCATCAGCCAAGGCTTTCTGTTTAACTGCAGCTTCTGTGGCAGTTGATGCTGCCGTTGCAGTTCCTACTGCTGCAACTGAAGCTGCTGTGGCAATATCTGACTGAGTTTTTGCCGTGTTAACTGCAGTTTGTCTAGTCAATACAGTTGCCCTTGCTGTAGTCTCATTTGCGGATGGAGGTGAAGTTATATTTTGAGGTGCATATATAATATCGCCTATAACAGGATCAGTTTGCTGACCTTGTAACTGCACTGTCTTTACCAATAGTCCATTCAAATATGCCTCCATCGCATAAGATGTTTTTACCAGGCCAACTCTAAATGGCTTATGGATAGGCACATTATCAATTACACACGACTGTATGATTTGAGAATAGGGTGCCACTTTAGAATTACTAAATACATTCATATGTACCCTATTCAGTGTATTATCCATAGTAAATGTAATCTTGCGATTTTCATTTCCTAAGCCGGTTCCTAAAAAGAAAAAGGTTCGTAATACATTATTAGATGGTGTAGAACCTAAATCCTGCGACTTTTCATCATTTATCAAGACATCCAACATTATACTATAGGTTGATTGAGATGCTAAGACAGTTGAATAAAGGGGTGGTGGATTTGGTGGTGGCGTTGAAGATGTAGAGGGTGTAGGTGGGGCGCCGATGGTTATATCATTTATATTAGTTAAATCTGTCCAGAACTTATCTGACTCATCAGTGCCGGGTAAGCTTATATAACCAGGTGCACCTGGATTCCTCTTGAATACAGGGAAAATCCATTTATCTACAACCATAAGTACTATGCCCAGAATCCAGTTCCTGCGATAGGTTCAGGTAAACCAGATGCTTGTATCTTGGTTGGACCTGCTGGTGCAGCTATAGTTTTAGCCTTAGCCGAATTAGACTTTGTCAAGGATTTCTTGAGAGTTTCAACATTCTTTAAGGCGGCCTCGGCCGCTTTGGCACGATCTTGGTTCATCTACCATAAGTACGACTTCTTCTTTCTTGTTTTTCTCTTTTCCTTTTCCCCTTGACCAGTTGCTTTAGATCCATGTTTTCTGAGTGTCTGTTTCTTAGGATCATAGCCGATGCGCTTATAATATGGATTAGACTCGCTCGCCTTACAATCAATGAGTTTCTCTCGCAGATAACAGACAAAGGAAAGTCTGCTATATGGCTTATCAACCCCCTGTGTACCTGTATCCGTATTATTCAGATATACTACTGGCAACTTCTTGTTAAATGCCTTATCCTCCTCAGTCTCCCTCATCTCAGTATTGCAATGCCACTCGTGAACATCCATAGCCAAGAAATCGCCAGTTCTCAGATCAAACCCAACCTTGTATCTTGGAAATATTGTGAAGCCGCCGTGATATTTACCACGCTCAATGACTGATAAGTTGCCGAATCCCTTGCGCATATCACCAGCGTCCATGTGCAGACCTGTGCGGAAATTGCGATTCATCGTGACTGAAGAGAAGGCTGTATTAGCAATCTGAAATGCAGGATTAGCATGTGCCTGCTTGTACTGAGGTGCATACCGATCGGGGACTAGCTTTTTAAAGAGTTGATCAATCTCCTCAATGTAAGGAATACCTGCCTTGTACTGATCAAAGTATTTCTGAGTATAGGAGGTCAGGCGGCAAGGAAGTTTCATGAAGGGGGTCTTCTCAAAATAGCCTAAGACACTGCTGAATACGTTATTATTTACGCGCATCTTACTCTTCTTACCATTCTCCATATAGCGGGCAGAATGACCGGAAATTTCTGTGGGCTTTCGCTTCTTCCAGTACGCGCTCTTCAGATCAATAGGGCCAGCAGCAGCCCCGCGATTTCTAGACGCGGATGCGGCATTGTAGAAGTTCTTCCAGGCGACTTTTAAAATGTCGTGCGGGATGACATTCTTACGGAGCTTTGCTAAGAGTTTCTTACCCCCAGGTGCATCAGGATCCTTTGCATAGATGTCTACATCAGTATCATAAATAGTATCTACATCCTTCTCACTGAAGTAGGTGCCCTCCCTGGCTTTCAACTGGTCTTCTGTGAGCTTTGGCTCTAAGATGATCTGTTTTACTGTGGATTTTGGTGACTGTACAGATTGTTTTGGAATCTGTACACCCTCAAATAAGTCCTCATCTGAGATGGGCATCCCTCTACTGACCATTTTTAAAAAAAGTATGTGAAAAAGGTTTTGGGCTCTTTTCATAAAAGAGCATGTCAAAAATGGTTATAACTCATTTATTAAATTATTAGGCTCCGCATCTAAAAGATTTCTCCACTCCAGACCCTGTTTACTAGAATATGATGTTCCAGAAGGTACCATTTGCTCCTTTGAATAAAAATATAGTTTGATTCTCCTTACAGGGTTTGCTGGTGCTAAATCGGGATTTTTCAGAACAGCCTT